AGCCTGATGCGACGAGTCGTTGAACGATTGCAGACTTGCGATCCATGTCGGCAAGGTTCGCTGCGTTGATGTCGATGTTGGTGAGTGGAACTCGGTACACGTCGCCACCTGTAATCGGTGACATGTCTTCAAGACGGCGCACATCGTTGACCGACATGTAGCCATTGTTCAACCCTTGCGCATACGAAGCGTTGCGGGCAGCGATGTCTCCACGCAACAAACCTGCGACCGTGAATCTGATGAACGCACGACCAGCCAACAACACGCTGTATTCGGATTCAATCTTGGACAGGTATGGGGCCAACGAATGTTGCAAGAAGTGCAACTGGTTTGCTTCCACCGAAGCATACGATTGTGCGCCCGGTGTCGTGACACCAATCATCGACGGTGGCACACGGAAGATTCGAGCAATCTCCTCAACCGCAAACTGTCGTGACTCAATGAACTGAGACTCGTTCGGGTTCACACCAGTCTTTTCAAACGTGGCACCACCAAACAAGATGCCTGGGCGATGCGAACGACGCAACCCTTTGTGGCCATCCTCGAAGGCGTCAACAAGATTCTTGGCTTGCTCACGCGACAGGTTGCCAGGGAACTGGATGATGCCAGAGGTCTGCGAACCTTGACCAAAGAACCGTGCAGCGAACTCTTCGAGTGCGCGTGCGAGACCAAGGTTCTCTTTGACTAGGTCGATGCGCGACTTGCCACGCAACTCACCCGGCAGGCACAAGTCTTTGACGTGGATCATGTCCACGTCCTCGATGCGGTCGCGGGCCGAGTAGACGTAGAACAGTCGGCCGTTCGCATCACGACGCACTTCGGTGAACTGTGGATTCAACACCGACAAGGCAAGCACTTCGCCTTCTTCGTCGCGGATGATACGGGTGAACGAGTTGCCGTTCAACAGCAACGAAACAAGAACCTGCTGGAAGTGGTCGTCTTTGGTGACACCAATGTCGGGAGAGTCAAGCCAAACAGGTCGCGGCCGATACTGCAACCGGACACCGTCCTGGCGGATGTACGAATCAACTGGCAGGCTGGCAATCGTGTCGGCAATCAGACGCACACATGCGTACACCGTTCCGATTTTGAGTGAGTCATCCTGCGTGACATAGGTGCCCGAGTTCGTCGTGAACGTGTAGCCGTCACCAAGCGCAAACAACGATTGGAACGAGATTGCTCGCTCTTCTTCGGCTGACTTTGTGAAGCGTTCAACAATCATTTCTTAGCAACCTTCATTCGGGCGTAACCATAGGCAGCAGCGAAACAAGACACGCCGAGCAAGAACACACCCAACGCTGGAGTCACCAGCCAACCTGCCGCCACTATGCACACCAATCCGATCAACTCCAATGTGAGAATCATTTGTCCTCCTAGGTTAGACGATTCAGGCTACTCACACCACGAAGAACCCAGGCTCAGGCCCGACGTCATGAGTTGTGGTCGCCCGGTCAACGGCCATCGCCAACGCGATGACTGCGTCAATCTTGCGTTTGGATTTACCTTTGCTCAAAGTCCAACCGTTGTCCTTGACACGTTGCGCCGCAGACAACACCTGATCCGAAAAGATTGGGTTGCCATCATGCACAAGTTTCTGATTCACGATGGTCTCGTACAGATGCCCGCACGCAGGAATCATGCGTTGCGGTGACTGCGGGAACTCGACCATCGGCATACCTTGCTCAGCCAAAGCCTCAGCAGAGCGTTGAAAGAACGCTGGGTCATAGGCGACTTCTTGCACATCGTAGAGCTGCGCCATCTCCATCAGATGCGACTCCACCGCAGCCACATCCATCACCCCACCATCAGGCAACCAAATCTTGGCCTTCGCCACAATCTTGCCGTCAACATGCTGAACAGCAACAGCCGCAGTCGTGTCTCGCTTCAACGCCATGTCCACCCCAATCCACGTTGGCTCACCCGGCACCAGGTCGACATCACCACGACACAACTCCCACGCACCCTGCGGCAACCACGAATCGGCTGCCGTGCGAACCCATTGATTCAGTCGGTAACGACGGACAGAAAGCTCACTGGTTTGACGCACCGCAATCTCCATGTCCTCCGGGTCAAGCAAACCCTCAGCCAGATTCGGGTTCGCCTCCAGCCACGCAGCACGATCACCCAAGTCACAACCCTCCGCTGCCTCCCACCACCAAAACCCGAACGCCTCATCCTCAATCTCGCCACGACACACCTTCTGGCCGTACGAATACAAAGTTCCACAGATGCTCGACATGTCATACCCAGCAGTCGTAATCGCAACAATCTGCGGGTCACGACGAGCACCAGACCCGAGCGTCAACGCATCCCACAACTCCGAGTTCGGCTGCACATGCAACTCATCAAACACGACCGTGCTCGGGTTCAACCCTTGCTGGAGTTTGGCATCACTCGACAACACTCGGTAGATGCTGTGAGTTGATGGCACCTCAATCACGTCGCGGTACACCTTGCAGATACCAGCCAACGCAGGCGACTGCTGCACCTGCCACTTCGCTTCATCAAACACGACACGCGCCTGACGTCGGTCACCGGCAGCCGAATAAACCTCGGCCCCATGCTCGCCCTCAATCAGGCCGTAGAGCGCAATCAGCGAACCGAGCAGCGACTTGCCGTTCTTGCGACCCAACCCGATGACGCTGCGCTTGTAACGCAGCAACCCATCCGACCGACGCTCATACAGACTGTTCAGCAAGTTCGCCTGCCACGGAGTTAGCAGCAGCGGGTTCCCAGAACGTATCCCTTTGGAGACATGCATGAACGATGCAGCGAAGTCACTGACCCGCCCACCATCCGTGACGTCATACTTCTTCGGCGTCGACCACCTTGGTGTTGCGACGGCGGAAGTTGTCAAGCTCATTGGCGACCCTTATCTCGGCGAGACCGAGACGAGCCCGGTCAGACGGTGTGAACCCAAGCAAGGATAGCCACGCTGTGATCTGAGCGTTGAGTTCCTGCTTCTGCTTGATAAGCGGATGAGTAACCAACTGCCCGTTCGCCGTCGCATAGAACCAGCGTGACACATCGCTGCCCTGCCAATGCTCGATGAGCGACGTCTGCTCGATGGCTGCACAAAGTTTGGTGACCAGAGCCGAGTCATGTTTCTCCGATAGATGCCGACGGCCTGCATCCCAGAACATCGTCCAGTAAGCCTTGCCACACTCGCCCAAGGTGGCTGGTGCTGGTGGCACATCGGTGAGGTTGATGGTTGCCAGGGCGAACTCAGGCACCGGCATCGCAGCCAGACCGTTCCGAATCTGTGCGCCACGCTTGCGCTTCTTCTCAATCGGCTCCATGCGCTTGCCGCGACCGGCACCAGTTCGTTGCGTGGCCACGCGCCAAGGCTAGGCGGTGCCCGACCACCGCACACGCATCCGTTGCGCACGGCATGGGTCTACGACACGAGGGTCGCCCCAGATTTTGACCCACCCCGGGGTCAGCCGGGGCGGGGTCAGCGTCGTTGTGATGCGGCTCGAGCGGAGTTGCACGAGCGGTGAGCCGGGGCGAGGACATCGGACTCGGGGCCGTGCACGTGATCGGCTGTCCACGGGTCGTCAGCCCTGGCACCTTCACCGCACAGCCAACAATGTGTTGCGGTCTCCCTGACGAGTCGTGAGCGTTCTGGGTAGTCACCCTTGTAGTGAGTGCGTGAGGCGTTGCGCATGGCCTGGCGTTTGCCTTCGCAGGTTAGGCAGCGAGTGGGTTCGGTGGTGAGTCGGCGGCAGGTGAGGCAGGGTCGGCGGATGGGCATGGGTTGAGAGTAGTAGTTCGTTCTACCCTGATACTGGAGACAGGACACGGGTGTGACTACGTCACACACCTGTGTCCCCATGTCTGGCAAAGGTTTGAGGGAGTGTGTCCCCGAGCCATGTCCCCGTGTTGGGGTTAGTTGAGTGGGTCGCGGAGTCGGTTTTGGGCGATGGCCCGTAGTGCTGGTGACCACTTCTGGTTCTTGGCAGCGACGCCTCGTGCTCTGGCTTCTTCTCGGAACTTGTTGGTGTCTTCTTGCACCATGCCAGGTTTGAGCTCAGGGAAGGCTTGCAGGATCTGTCTGGCGAGATTGTAGATGGGTTCGGTGAAGGTCTCAAGGGTTTCTTTGAGCCGGATGGGGTTGTGGTCTTCTTCTAGTTGTTCTTCTATGAGTTCTACTTCGGTGGGTGCCCAGCCGATGCGTGAGAAGACTCGGGTGAGTTTGATGGTGTGGCCGTCTCGTTGGAGGTGGTAGACGATGTCGACGTCGTCGTTCTTGGCTGATGAGCCTCGTTGGCCTTGGGTTTTGCCTTTGTCTTTGCCTGCGTGGTCGGTGCGGAGGAGTGCGATGCCTGCGCCTTTGAGGGCGAGTCCTGTTGTCCTGGCGAACTCGCGGTAGGTGTCTGCTGAGTTCTCTTCGCCTTCTACGGCCCGCCCGGTGGTGTCGATGACTACCACTTGGGCTTGTGTGAGCTCTACGAGTTTCATGACGGCTGCTGCGCCTTCGTAGGTGTTGAGCGGTGGTAGGGATGGGATGAGGGCGTAGTGGAGGTGGGTAAGGTCGTCTTCTCGTGTGTAGCCAAGGTTGTCTAGGCGTTCCATCAGATCGGCTGCGGTCATTTCGTAGTCGAGGTAGAGGACGTGGACTTTGTCTTGTGCTGGGCGTCCGAAGATGGGTTTGCCTGTGGCGAGTGCTGCGACGCAGGCGAGGGCGATGTACGACTTGCCTTCTTTGCTGACGGCGAATAGTGCGGTTTGTCTGCCGCGTGCGATGAGTGGGTAGGCAATCCAGTCTTCTGCTTTGTGGTCTTGGTTCCAGAACTCTTGCCAGTTGACGAGTTGGGATAAGAGTTCGTCGGGTGTGCTGGTGGTGATGGTTGGGTTGAGGTTCATGTATTGGGCTGCTGCTTGTTTCCATGAGCCTTGGTGGTGTCGTTGGGCGTGGTAGCCGAAGCGTGAGTATCCGCCTTCGGGTACGGGTGCGTTGCTGCTGAAGACGATGAGTGCGTCGTTGCCGTTGTGGTTGAGGCTGGCGGAGATGCCTGTGGTTTTGCCTGGGCGTCGCCAGTATTCGGTTCCGTCTGTGCCTTGGTAGACGTAGGTCCATCCGTCTTGGGTGAGGATGGTTTGCCAGTTGGTGTTGTTGTTGTAGCGGGCTGAGGGTGAGTTGGGGTCGGTAAGGAAGATGTCGCCGTCTGCTGGTCTTGTTCGGTCTATTTTTGGTTCGGCGGTGAGGCGTTTGATGAGCCAGTCGGGTGCGTCGGCTGGGAGGATGTCGGTGATGCCGAAGCCTTCTTCGAAGGTGTAGGGCTTGCCTATCGGGTGGAGTGTGGGTGGGGCGAGGACTTGGCCGCCGTCGCCTCGGATGTCGAGTCCTGGGCCGAGGCGTTTGCCTGCGTCGTTGCGGATAGCGATGGGTGTGGTGAAGTAGAGGTGGCGTCCGCCGGTTGGGGTGAGGACGGTGACGGTGTCGGGGAGTTTGCCGTGTTCAGCTTCTAGGTCGGCGAGTGTGTCTGATCCTGATTGTTGTGGGTCGTGTTCGTCTATGTCAAGTACGAACACTTGGCGTGCGCCTGCTCGCCCGGTGCAGATGCCGACGCCCCATCCTTTGTAGGTGGTGGTGAACCATTGTTTGACGGTGTCGGTGTTGCTGGTGGCGATGGTTTGCCATGCTTCGATGCCGGCAGGGTATTTTTCTCCTGGCGCAATCGGTATGACTCGTATGCCTCGTGATGCGTACAGCAGCGCGTTCTCTAACACTGTCATTGGCGGGTCTCCCTGGTTAGTAGATGTTTAGGTTAGTGCGTTAGACACGGCGGCCACGAATGTGGTGCAGCCAGGCAACGAACACTGGTTCAGGTAGGAATCCTTTGGTGTCCCAGTTGCCGTACACGCCTTCGGCGATGGGGTTCAGTGGGATGATGCGGAACTCGGCTGGTGTGTCAACGGTTGCTTCTTTCCAGAGTGTGCCGTCGTCGGTCTCGTATTTGTATTGCACGCAGAACGCGGGCAGACCGGCACGATCAGCCAGGTCAATCAGGGCGAGCATGTTGGCTGAGTCGGTCATGAGGTTGCCGTTGTAGTGGCGGTACTCGATGAGGGCTACTGCTTTGCGGTTGTCGTACTCACATAGCAAGAAGTCGATGTCTACTGCGGGGACGTTGTAGCCCCAGGTTCGATGCTTGAGGCTGATGATTTCATCTCGGCGGTTGTGGCGTTCATTGCTGCTCATTGGTTGTCTCCTGTTGTGGTGTGTCGAACTCGGGTAGGTCGAACCAGTTGGTCCAGATTTGTGATGGGTGTTTGCCTAGTTTGATTGCGAGTTTGTCTGCGGTGTATGGGTCAAGGTTGGTGGTGCCTTTGCGCCATTGTTGGACGCGGGTGCGGCTGACGCCGAGGACTGCACCGATGTTGGATGCCCATTCGCCCTCCCCGAATGATTCGAGGAGGGCGGCTGCTGGGAAGCACCATCGGTTGGTGAGTTTTTTGCGGGTCACCAGTCGCGGCTCATTGCTTCTGATTCGTAGATGTCGTCGCCCCACAGCTCACGGAAGAACTGTTCCACGGTTTGTTGTGGTTGTGCGTGAATCTTTTGGATGGGGATGGACACCGTCTTGTACTGCCGGGTGGCCTGCACGGTGGTGATGTCAAACGGATCGATGTTCGTTTCTTCTATGAACATTTGTTCCGCTTGGTCAACTTGGCTGCCGGACACGGTGAGGATGATGTCGCCTGGTGTGTTGTCATCGAAGACAACTTTGGTGACACCGAGCAACCCTTGGGCGTGCAGGATGTAGATGTCGCGCTTCATTGGTCGTCCTCTTCTTTCTTCGGCTCGATGGCGAAGTCTTCGCAGTTGACAATGCGCCAACCTTGCATCTTGCGTTCATCCATTCGTCGGCTGAACTTCTTGGATTTGAACTGTGGTGGCTGGATACCTTTCTTGCCACGGGCTGTGGCATAGTCCTGCATCGACCACCAGATGTTGTCGAATCCACCTTGCACGAGTGCGTCGTACAGAGCGTCAGCGAGTTGGGTTTCCGCAATGAGTCGTCGCTGCAACTCTTGGGTTTTCTTACGTTCAAGTGGCGTCATTGACGACCTCCTGTATTTACATGCGGCGGGCATGTCCGTGCTGGCCTCGGCAGGTCAGCGGCAACAAGGTAACACAGTTTTCGGTCTCCGGGCGGTACGCCCGAGATTTATTTTTGCATCTCTGCTGGCGGGTTGTGCCGGGTGCAGGTCGGTGCGGTGGTGGGTGTGATGTAAAGAGTTATTTTATTTTCACATCGAGCGCAACGCCAGGTCACTCTTCTTCTTCGGCTTCTCTGTCCATCCATGCTTTGGCGATCTTGGCTTTCTGGATGTGGCTGACGGCTTCGCATAGTCCGATGGTTTCTGCTGCCGACTGGTCTTCCAAGCATTGTATGTAGAACGACTGGTCAGCGTCAGCATCCTCGACTACGGCGATGAGCACGTATTTGATGCACCAGCCTTCGCCGATGTCGTTCAAGTATTTCTCGACTGCGTCAGTCCTCTTCGTCATCAAGGCCGTCGCATGTCGGTTTGGGGTTGGGTGTGCAGGCGCAGGGTCGGCGTAAGTCTCGGGTGTTCATCTGCGTTCAACGATAACTGGTGGCGACCAGGTGGTTGACCAGTCGTTGCCGGGTTTGAATGCGACGGTTGCTTCGCCTTCGGCGTTGAGTGTGACGAGTAGGTAGAGGCCGCGGGTGCGGTAGGCGTTCATCACGTCGGTGGAGTCGAGTGTTGCGATCCAGCGTGCGTGGCCGTCGTGGTCGGCCATGACGGTGACGAACTTCGGGTCAGCGATGCTCATGGCACGTCCTTGAACCGGGTGACGGCGTTGTCGTGCAGGTCTTGGATGTGTTCATGCACCATGTTGAGGCAGCCGAGGTAGCCAGCTGCGTCAACGACACTGTCGCGATGCCAGCGGCCTTCGTCCATGTTGGTGGTCAGTCGAGCAAGTTTGACTGCGACCATGAACAGGATTGCTTGTTTGATGCTGAGGTTGATGCCGGTCATGCCGTAGAAGATGCGGGTGACTTTGCCGTAGTCGTCAAATGGGTGAGCGTATGCGGCTTGGCGTGGCCCGGTGATGAGGTCGTGGGCCTCGGTGAGTATCTCTGCGCCTTTCACAGTTCTATTCCTTGGGCGATGTGGACACGTAGGCGTTCAACGGTGGAGTTGAGTTGGGTGATTTGGGTGTCTTTGTGGAACAGTTCTTTCATGGCTGCTTGGAGTGAGTCTTCCAAGTTATTGCGTTGGTCGGTGACGATGGATAGGGCGGTGGATAGTTCAGCAATCCGGGTCTGTGCTTCGTCGTGCATCAGGCGTAGTGCGTCTGGATCGTAGGTCATTGCGTGCCTCCTGGGCGGTTGGTTTGGGGTTGGGCTGGTGGCCGTGTCGACGCAGGGTAGACACGACCACCAGGTATTGCGGGTGGTTGTTACCACATGTTTGCGGAGTCATCCTTGACAGGTGCATCCACTTTGGCGGCGTAGAGCTTCGGGGCGTTGAACGCTGCCGACTTCTTCTCTCCGTCTCCCGTGTATCTGACTGACAAGGTTGAGCCGACAAGCGTTGAGACGCCTGCCTTCTCGGCTGCTTCGCGGATGGCTTTGACCATCTGACCACGCACCCAAAGGTTGGATGCACCGATTTGGGTTTCGAGCGTGAACACGAACACCCAACGCGGGTCTCCGTTGTCGTACGTCTTGACGTTCCCGGCTGGGTCTTTGTCTTGCAGTTTCGTCACTTCGGTGACGACACCCGTGTGGGTGTCACCTACCTTGACGAACTTGAGGGCTGGCAGCTTGGGGCCGCCAGCGGTTGATTCCATGAACTCATCCATGAGTGTTCTCCTTGATGATGTAGTGGTTGCTTACTGGGATGTATTCGAGCACGGCTCGCTCGGCGTAGATGTCCTGCAACGACGACCAAACACGTTCGGCGTCAATGTAGGACAGGTCTGCCAAGGCAAGCCCTGCACTTTGGTATTGCTTTCCGGTGCGATGCATACAAACGCTTCGCACTAGATCTTTGTCGATGTGGCCTTCTTGTTCTGCTATCTCTAGCAGGATTCGGGCGATGCCAACTCGTCGTTCGGTTGCTGGGGTCATGCTGATTGAGCCGAATGATTCATCGTTGATGTCGCGAATAGTTGTGCGGCATGGTTCGGGAATCATTTGGAATCGGGCAGACAACAGCGAGACGTGTTTGGCGTCAACGAGTGCGCCTTCCGTGCGACTCATTTCTTCACCGCCTTCTTCTTGGCTGGTGCCTTCTTCTTGACTGGTGTGGCTGCGGCTTCGCTGATTGGTACGAGGTCGGGTTCACGGTTCGAGAGGAACGGTGCCGATGATTCGCGCTCCAACTCGTCCAACTGCTTCAGCAGCGTGTCAAGTTGTGCTTCGTTGAAGTCGGGCAGTTTGACACCTGGGTATGGCCAGTGACGCTTCAACAGGTCCTGCCATGTTGTGGGCAGGTTCTTGATGCGTTCCAAGGCCGTGTCACGGTTGTGGTCTGGTGCTGCAGAGGTGGCGACACCCGCTGTGGGCGGAATCCCGTCGTTGGCCGCCACCTCCGCATGCACTTTGATGTGCAGGTCTTTACGTTTGCGCCAGGTGCGAACAGCCATTGCCATTTGTGCTGCTTCCCATCCGGCGACGAGGTCTACTTCGTAGAGGGCGAGGGTGCCTTGGCCTGCTGGGAGGTGGAGGATGACGCCACGAGTTTTGTCAATGTCTGGCATCGGGATGTGTTCTTGGGTGCGCCAG